ATACCGCTGTGCAGAGCGGATCACCGTGAATTACATGCGGACCCAAAGAAGTGGGAAGAGAAACACGGTAGCCAGACCGATCTGGTTATCAAAACCGTACAAAGAGCGGCAGCAATTGGCGTGCTGGCGTAGTGGAGTGGAGACACGTATGGACCTCGATAATGTTGTTAAATTTTTCGCCCCAAAGGGCATGCATATTTCCGACAGCGTTCGCGCAACGGCAAGTGAGCAATTAACAGTAACTGATGTGATGGCTGCGCTGGGAATGACTCAGGCCGACGCGGGAATTGGTCTGGCAATGTACCTGGGCAAAGCTGGCGTGAGTAAGCAAGACAAAGAAGCGGCGATTGCCTGGCTCTCTGAGTACGCCAAAGAGGTTGCCCCATTTGCCGTTCGTCGACTGGCGGGTAAGAAATTCCCGCTGTGCATGCTCATTCTGGCTAAGTTTGCCTATAACGACTATGCATCCTCTGCTGCTGATTCCTATGACTGCCCGACGTGCCACGGTAAACGCCTGGTGGAAAAAGCCAGTGTGGTTACAAAGAGCCACTACACAATGCGCCTGCCTCAGTGGGCTAAAGACCTTGGGCAATCTCCCTCTGATTTTGTGAAAACCCGCGAAGTCAAAAGCATTGAGCATGTCCTCTGCAGTAAGTGTCACGGAACCGGGAAGATTAGTAAGCGCTGCCAGTGTGGTGGAACGGGTAAAACCCTTGATCGCAAAGCGACAGAGTTTCAGGGTGTGCCTGTGTACAAAGAATGTAAGCGTTGCGACGGGAGAGGCTACAGCCGCCCGAAATCGTCTGTGGCTTACCGTGGCATTTTCTCTGAATTGCCAAGCCTCCCTGATCGCACCTGGCGCTATAGCTGGAAACCGTTCTATGAAAAGCTGGTGTCAAAATGCTTTCAGGAAGAGAGCTATTCAAACTCGCAACTCAAGCGTGTTACGGGAAGCGATAATTTGATGAATATGGCGTAATTTAGCTGCACGATGCTTGCAATGTTGCCGTTTTTGTGTATATTTGACATTAACGATGGGCATTGTATGTTCAGAGTTAAGAAACCCGCCACTGAGCGGGTTTTTTATGGCAGCAGGGCCAGCGCATGAGCGAACCTGAGCGCGATGTGGCTTTACATGTCCCAGCCCCCACAAAGCGCCTCCAAAGCAGGGCCACAATTTAAATCTGCGCAAACTACGGTTGAGCGCCCCGCGCCAGTAAGCGGGCATAAACATTTAAGGCTCGCTTATGCGGGCCTTATTTATTTCTGGCCTCGGGAATCACACACCCCTTCACTTTTACGAAAGCGCCCGAAGGCCAGATCCCTCCCTTTATCAATCACGCACAGCACTTCCCAAACGCGGAGGTGGAGTATGTATCGAATGGACAAAATCACAACTGGTGTGAGCTACGGTTTTGCCGGAGCAAACGGAGGGTTCTGGGTGCTCCAGCTACTGGATAGAGTTTCGCCTTCACAGTGGGCAGCGTTAGGTGTTCTCGCAAGTATTCTTTTTGGTCTGCTGACGTATCTGACCAATCTGTATTTCAAAATAAAAGAGGATCGGCGCAAAGCCGCCAGGGGTGAGTGATGGCAAACAGGGCAAAGCTTAGCGCGGCAATGTTGTCTCTCATCGCTGCAGGCGCATCAGCGCCGGTACTGTTTGATCAGTTCATCAGCGAGAAAGAGGGTAATGCGCTGGTGGCCGTCGTCGATCCAGGTGGCGTCTGGTCATTGTGTCATGGCGTAACGGTTATCAATGGCAAGCCTGTTATTAAAGGCCAGAGAGCGACAGAGGAACAGTGCAGGAAGGTTAACGCCATCGAGCGTGATAAGGCGCTTGCATGGGTAGACCGAAATATCAAAGTGCCGCTAACTGAACCGCAGAAAGTAGGTATTGCGTCATTCTGTCCGTACAACATCGGCCCCTCTAAATGTTTCCCCTCGACGTTCTACCAACGCATTAATGCTGGCGACAGCAAGGGCGCATGTGAGGCTATCCGCTGGTGGATTAAAGATGGTGGTCGGGACTGCCGCCTGACAAAAGGCCAGAAGAACGGCTGTTACGGTCAGGTAGAACGAAGGGACCAGGAAAGCGCGCTGACATGCTGGGGGATAGACCAGTGAGTGCAAGCAGCATTTGTTTTTTGATTGCGGGAGTGTTGGCCATACTCGGCCAGTCGGGGTGGGGATGGTTTCTTTTCGTGGGAGTCATTCTTTTATGAGCCGGGCAACCGCAATTGCCGCCTCGGTAATCATTTTGCTGATTGTCTCGCTTGCATGGGGTGTTAATCACTACCGCGACAATGCGCTGAAATACAAAGGCCAGCGCGACCAGGCAACCAGCGCACTGACCTTGGCGAACAATGTTATCAGTGATATGCAGGTGCGCCAGCGTGACGTTGCAGCGCTCGATGCCAAATACACCGGAGAACTGGCAGATGCAAAAGCCGAACTGGAAAAACTGCGGGGTGATGTTGCTGCTGGCCGTAAGCGGCTGCAGCTCAACGCCAAATGTCCAGCGAACGGAACGGCCAGCGCCCCCAGCCTGGATGATGCAACCGGCCCCCGACTTACTGACGCCGCTGAACGGGATTATTTCACCCTCAGAGAGCGAATCGAAACCATCACCAAACAACTGACGGGCCTGCAACAGTATGTGCGCGAGCAGTGCTTAAGATAAAAAAATCCCTCAGGAGATGGAAATCCGATCTTCTCCTGAGGGGAGCAAGTGAGATAGGTTCACAAAAAACTCGTTACATCAGTTAGTTTGCTAACTATCACAGATATATGCTCTCGGAAACGTCCTGGTTTGCAATCTGTGACTATTAGCCAGCTATAGTAATTGCATCCATGCTTCATTATTTTTCCCTGGTAAACTTCTTCGCCGCTCTGTCCGAGCGGCTTTTTTTTATTGCGCCCATGCACGAACCCAGCGAGTAAGAAATGAAAAATCTCAAAGTTACCATTAATAACCTGATGGAGTTTGCCGATGGTATTGTCCAGGGTGCAAACGTAACGTTTACAGTGTGGCAGGCCGGAAAAGTATTAGTTGAAGATTCGCTGTCAGGCAAAGCTACCGTACCTTATGAACGAAACTATGAAGTAATGGGATCTGATGCGGATTTGGTAGTTGAACACAACCGCCCTGACTTGCCCCATCTGTCTATCACCGCTGCTATTGTTTAGCCCCATTTAAGCAATACACGAAGTAAGTCAGCCTCGCAGTAGCGGGGCTTTTTTATGCGCCTCGCACGCGCAGCCTAACGATATCTTTCAGTAGTGAGCCTGGGGCATTCCGCGTTATCGGGCGGTCTTCCCGTGCGACAGGCTCACATCTAAAAGGAAACAACCATGAACAAAGAACTTTCCGGCGCTGCTGGCGATGTCCTGCATGCGCTTTTCTTCCGTGGCGCGCTGGTGGATGGCGATTTGCCGTCAAAGGCTGGTGCTGCTGAACTGCGTGAATTGGGTTACATGAAGACACAGGACACGGCAACGGCGTTCTGTGGTGAGCACCATTTCAACTTTCTCACTCCTGCCGGGCAAGAGTTCGCAATCAGTTACCTGGTGGAAAGTCGCTTCGGCAAAAAAGCGGATTTTCGGATAAGGACGGGGGAGACGTTCATTAATAACACCACACTACAAGGCACTATCCACTTAAGTGCCGCCAGCGACCAGTGCCTGATGGAACCACTATCAGAGGCTGCATGCGAAAGAATTAGAGCGTTGAACAAGACTCATTTAGAGGGTTTCAATGTCGGTATCAATCCGTTATCAACTGCGATTAAACTTTCTGATGAGATGCGAGATGCTGTTATTGCCGCCGTTCGTGACAGCGGTCAGTTCGTTGAGAAACCAACTGGCGACGAGCAGCAGTCGGTGGAGTTCAGGGCTGACCATTTCAAAGTGACGGGTGAGGTCAGCGTCAGCGGTGAACCCACCATCCAGCAGAAAATCCAGCAGGCGGCTAACGCTGTTATTGAAGCGACAAAAGCAGCACTAGCCCGACAAGATGCGGCGATGGCGGATCTGGCCTCTGCTCAGGCCGCTATTACGGAAAGCATTAACCAGGCTGTGAGTGATGCTATTGCTAATGCGCTCAAACCGGGTGGTTTACTGTACGCGAGGAAGTGACTATGCAGGTCACTATTGATGGTGTCCCGTATGTTCCCGCCAGTAGCGTATCAGCACGTATCGGCATAGCAATTACCACGCACAACAGGCCAGCAGTTTTAGCGAAGGCTATCGAGCAACATCTTAACTATCTCCCGGCTGGTTCGTTGCTGGTGGTTATTGATGATGGCTCGCAACCCGCCGCTACAATCCCAGAAGGTGTCGAACTTGTTCGTCTGGATACATCACAGGGCATTGTGGCAGCAAAGAACGCCAGCCTGACTGCCCTGATGGATGCCGGGTGCGAACACCTGTTTTTGTTTGACGATGATGCATGGCCTATTGCACCCGCCTGGCATCTTCCCTATATCGAATCCCCCGAGCCGCATCTGGCTTATCAGTTCCTTGATCTGGCTGGGCCTAACAAGCTCAATGATATAGCTGTTCTTTATCGTGACGATAAGCACATTGCTTATACCGGGCAGCGTGGCGTGATGCTGTATTACCACCGCAGCGCGATAGAAAAAGTGGGCGGATTTGATCCGGTTTACGGGCGCGGGATGTACGAACACAGCGATCTCGCATTGCGCATCCATAACGCAGGTATGACATCGTGGGCTTATGCCGATGTGACTGGCTCCGAAAATCTGATCCATTCCCTAGATGAACATGAAGCAGTGGAACGTTCGGTACCGAAACCAGACCGACAGGCGCTGGTGGGACGTAACGTGAAGGTCCACAACGAACGGCGGGATACAGGATTCACAGGATACGTTGAATACCGGAATCAGCGCGACGTGGTTATCACAACGCTGCTCACCAGTCAGCCTGATACGCAGCGCGGATCGAAAATGGCGGCCTCGCCAGACATGCTGACTACATGGGCGGCATCGCTTAGACAGTGTGGGCGTATCGCGCTGGTGGATGAGCTGACCACCGCACCGTCAGACGTTGAACTGTGGCGCGTGCCTGATGTGAAGATGAATGTCTACTTCCGCCGCTGGCTGCACATCTGGCAGCACCTTCGGGATCATCCTGAATACCGGTTCGTCTGGTGCACGGATGGGACCGATGTCGAAATGCTGCATGCCCCGTGGGATGAAATGGTACCCGGCCAGATTTACGTTGGCTCTGAACCGAAAACCTATTCTGACCCGTGGGCAGCCAGCAACCATCCCGAAAGCATCTACCAGCAATTCATTGAGCAGCACCGCAATGATGTGATGCTGAATGCTGGCCTGCTGGGTGGCACTCGTGAGGATGTCATGGCGATTGCTCACGGTATCGTGCGCCTTTACTACCTGACGGAAAGCAACCGGTTCTGGAAGAAGGAGCAGCCTGCCGCAGCAGTAGGCGACATGCTGGCATTCGGTATTGTGGCTCGTCGGTTTAGCGATCGGCTGGTCACTGGCCCCCGAGTACATACGGTATTCAAAACAAACGGTATCGGTAAGGAGTTTGCATGGTGGCAACACAAGTGAAGTTTGTTGTTGTCGGTCACCATTCCCGACACAAGCAGGCTCATAGTCTGGCTGAATCTCTTGGCGCCATACTGTTGATTGATGCCGGGGACCACGGGGCAAACTGGAATCATCGTCGTGCGCTTGAATGGGCCGCAGGACAGAACTGTCGGGTCGTAGTCGTGGAGGATGACGCACTGCCTGTACATGGCTTCGTCGAGAAGGTCAGCGCCTGGCTCAATGATAAGCCTGACGATCTCATCAGCTTCTACCTCGGCACGGGTCGCCCGCCTCAGTATCAGGCGGCTATTGCTGAGCGCCTGATTGCTGCTGATAAGATGCGAGCTGACTTCATTATCCTGCCTCAGTTGATTCATGGCGTGTGCTACAGCGTGCCGGTTGCAAAGGTTGCGGATGTACTGGCCCGATGGGATCACAGCGCCGCTGCTGATTATGCCGTGGGCAATGCATATGGTGGTCTGGTGGTTTATCCCTGCTGGTCACTGGTTGATCATGCTGACGGTGAACCGGTAGAGCGTCACCCTGACGGCACAGCGCGTACTGAGCGACGACGAGCCTGGAGGATGCATGAAGCGTGAACCGCGTGTATATGGCAGCCGATGGGATAAAGCCCGCCGCTCATTCCTTGCCATGCATCCGCTGTGTGTCATGTGCCAGCAGCAGGGCAGAACGGTCGCCGCAACAGTTGTTGACCATATCACCCCGCACAAGCTGAAAGACGCGATCACGTCGGGAGACAGGGCTGCGATTGCTCTCGCTCAAAAGCTGTTCTGGGATACAGACAACTGGCAGTCGCTATGCAAGCAGCATCACGATTCCACTAAGCAGCGGATGGAGAAGCGCGGCGTGGTCATCGGTTGCGATGAGAACGGGAACCCGCTCGACCCCAACTCACACTGGATGAAAACCCAGCGGTCAGATATCAAATGAGAATCAATATCAAATAGGGTGGGGGGAGGGTAAATCTTCAAATCGCCATCGCCCAATGACCGACGCCAGTCCTTTCTGTGCACAACCGCGAAATGAAAAGTTTTTTTCTGGTCGTTTTTCCTTTAACAAATCTAATGATTTCACATCGAAAATATGTGGTTGTGATTAATATCGATTCGCATGTTACAGGGGGTTCCGATGGCAGGACGACGCCCGAAACCGACCCACCTAAAAGTGGTAACTGGTAATCCGGGCAAACGAAAACTCAATGACAAAGAGCCCGCCCCGGCGAAAGAAATTCCGAGCCCTCCGGCTCATCTTTCCGACTGGGGAAAGGTGGCATGGGGAAAACTGACAGTTCTGCTTGATGGAATGGGCGTGCTGACAGTTGCTGATGTTTTTGCGCTGGAAAGGCTCTGTGACCTCTACGCCGACATTCTTCAATTACGCAACACTATCACCGATGAAGGGCGCACCTACACCGTGCAGACCGACGGCGGTTTTCTCATTAAGGCTAACCCGGCTGTCGCGATGCTGGCCGACGCTGATCGCAGGTTTAAAAGTTACCTGGTTGAATTTGGTCTGACGCCTGCAGCGAGGACGAAGGTAAAAGTTGATGGTGGAGAAAAAGAAGAAGACCCGGCCAACCAGTTCTTCGGTTGACCAGGCAACACAATATGCAATGGATGTTGATTCCGGCAAAGAGATTGCCGGGCCAGATATTCGTAATGCATGTAAGCGCCATCTTAACGACCTGAAAACCTGCAAGGAGCGAGGCCTTTTTTGGGATATTGAGGCGGCCCAGCGCGCAATCAATTTTTTCTCCATGGTTCTTAAGCTGAATGGCGGGGATTATGAAGGGAAACCTTTTGTGCTGCTCCCGTGGCAGTGTTTCATTGTCGGTTCGTTGTTTGGCTGGAAAAATGAAGACGGATACCGCCGTTTTCGCATGGTTTATGTTGAATCCGGCAAGGGTTCAGGGAAATCCCCTCTTGCTGGTGGTGTCGGGCTGTATTGCCTGACGGCAGACAACGAGCCACGCGCCGAAGTGTATGCGGCGGCCACCAAAAAAGACCAGGCCATCATCCTTTTCCGCGACGCCGTTGCAATGGTGGATCAGTCTCCCGCGCTTTCTCAGCGGATCACTAAATCAGGTGGCGCGGGTAAAGAATGGAACCTGGCGTTTTTACAGGCTGGCTCTTTCTTTCGCCCGATCAGTTCCGACGATGGTCAGTCTGGTCCACGCCCGCACTGCGCACTGATTGACGAAATCCACGAGCATAAAAGCAACGTTGCCGTCGAAATGATGCGCGCCGGTACCAAAGGGCGGCGACAGGCGCTGATTTTCATGATCACCAACAGCGGCCATGACAAAACCAGCGTCTGCTATGACTATCACGAATACGGCCGGAAAGTTGCTGATGGCTCGATAGAGGATGACAGTTTCTTTTCTTTCATTTGCTCCCTGGATGAAGGTGACGATCCCTTTCAGGATGAGTCGTGCTGGAAAAAGGCTAATCCGTCACTAGGCCATACATTTACTGAGCGGTACCTGCGTGAGCAGGTGACTCAGGCGCGTGGGATGCCCTCAAAAGAGAGCCTTGTACGTCGCCTTAATTTCTGTCAGTGGGTTGATGCTGATAACCCCTGGATGAGCAGCGAGGTCTGGTCAAACTGCGAAGAAGACTATGACCTGGATGAACTCGAAGGCGAAGAGTGTTACGGCGGTCTCGACCTTTCCGGGACGCGAGACCTCACCGCCCTGGCGCTTTTTTTTCCGAAAAAGAAAAAGCTGCTGGTGGAATTCTGGACACCAAAAGACACCCTTGCCGATCGCGCCAAAACGGACCGCGCGCCGTACGACGTATGGGTAAAAAACGGCTACGTAAATGCCACGCCGGGGAAAGCCGTTAAGTATGGATTCGTGGCCGAACGTATCGCGCAACTGGCGTTGCGCTTCGATATCAAAGCGATCGCCTTTGACCAGTACCGTATCAAATATCTTGAACCAGAACTGGAAGAAGCAGACGCCTCTGTCCCGATGATTCCGCACGGGCAGGGGTACTACAAGGCGCAGGATTCGGGGCTGTGGATGCCGCATTCCATTGAGCTTTTTGAAGAAATGCTGGATGACGGCACGATCACCATCAAAACCAATCCATGCCTGCGCTGGAATGCCTCATCGGCAGTGACAGAGGCAGACCAGAAAGAAAACCGCATCTTTGCCAAAAAGCGAAGCACTGGCCGAATTGATGGCGTGGTGGCTTCTGCTATGGCGATTGGTGCCGCAGAAGGGGATATTGCCGACGAAGGTGATATTGACGACTTTTTCTCCAGACCGTTGAGCATGTAATGGACGAAACACAATACACAATTGACCTGCGCACGAATAACGGCTGGTGGGCGCGCGTTGCTTCCTGGTTCGTCGGCGGCAGGCTGGTTACCCCTGAGCAGGGTTCACAGACAGGCCCGGTATCTGCACATGGTCACGTCGGTGATTCTGCTGTTACGGATGAGCGCATCCTGCAGATATCGACGGTATGGCGCTGCGTGTCACTGATTTCCACACTCACCGCTTGCCTTCCGATGGATGTTTTTGAAACCGACAGTAGCGATAACCGTACCAAGGTGGGCCTTGAAAACCCTCTGGCTCGTCTGTTGCGTTACTCCCCAAACCAGTACATGACAGCGCAGGAATTCCGTGAAGCGATGACCATGCAACTTTGCTTTTACGGCAATGCATATGCGCTGGTTGAGCGGAATTCTGTCGGAGATGTAATCAGCCTGATCCCTCTGATGTCGGCCAATATGGATGTGCGCCTGGAAGGGAAAAAGATTGTTTATCGCTATCAGCGTGACCATGAATACGCCAACTTCTCGCAGCGGGAAATATTTCACCTTAAGGGGTTTGGTTTTAATGGCCTGGTGGGGCTGTCTCCGATTGCCCATGCGAGCAAATCTGCGGGTGTTGCGGTCGCAATGGAGGATCAGCAGCGTGAGTTTTACGCTAACGGCGCGAAGTCTCCGAAGCTTTTAACCACAGGCGACAAAGTGCTGACTAAAGAGCAGCGCGGGCAACTGGAGGAAAACTTCAAAGAAATAGCCGGTGGGCCAGTAAAAAAACGCCTCTGGATACTGGAAGCCAATTTTCAGGCACACGACATCGGCGTAAGTCCCCAGGATGCCGAGACAATGGCATCACGTAAGTTTCAGGTCAGCGAACTGGCGCGTTTTTTTGGTGTTCCCCCGCACCTTGTTGGTGATGTTGAAAAATCAACGAGCTGGGGAACCGGTATTGAGCAGCAGAATCTTGGCTTTCTCCAGTACACCCTGCAGCCGTATATCTCCCGGTGGGAAAACTGCATTACCCGCTGGCTGGTGAAACCAGCAGACGTCGGACGCTATCACGCAGAGCATAACCTTGATGGTCTGCTGCGTGGTGATTCCACTTCCCGCGCTGCGTTCATGAAGGCAATGGGGGAATCTGGCTTGCGAACCATTAATGAAATGCGTCGCCTCGATAACATGCCGCCATTACCCGGCGGTGACGTCGCGATGCGCCAGGCGCAATACGTACCAATCACTGAACTCGGTTCAAACCAAAAGCCCCGCACTGACGGGGCTTAATTTTTATGGGGCCATCATGACTGTAATACGAAAAACCCTGTCCTTTGACGAAACGGAGATCAAATTCACCGGAGATGGCAACCAGGGCATTTTTGAGGGTTACGCCTCCGTGTTTGGCAACGTCGATTCTGACGGTGACATCATCCTGCCTGGCGCATACAAAAACACGCTGACAAACCGCACGCGGAAAGTGGCGATGTTTTTCAATCATCGCGCCTGGGAACTCCCGGTAGGCAAGTGGGACGCCTTTCAGGAAGACAGCAAGGGGCTGTTTGTACGTGGACAACTTACACCCGGCCACAGCGGTGCATCAGACCTGAAAGCCGCAATGGAGCACGGGACTGTAGAAGGCATGTCTGTCGGGTTCGCCGTCAATAAAGACGACTATGCGTTATCTCCCGGCGGCGGGCGTATCTACAAAAACATTTCTGATCTTCGTGAAATCAGTGTCTGCACGTTCCCGGCCAACGAACTGGCGAACGTATCGGCAATGAAGTCCATCGACGGGATCGAAACTATTCGCGACGTTGAGAACTGGCTGAGGGATTCAGTTGGCCTCACTAAAACGCAAGCGGTCGGGTTCATCGCCCGGTTTAAGTCAGCGGTTCGGAGCGAGTCCGAAGGCGACGAAAACAAAGCCTCAATTGACGCTCTCATCAAGAGCATCACGCAATTTCCAAACAACTTAGGAAAATAACCATGTCAGAACTCGCTCAAATTCAGAAAGCTATCGAAGATTCCCAGGCAAAGATGCAGGGTCTCTTCGATGAGCAAAAAAGCCAGATTGAACAGAACGGTGTGATCTCCAAAAAAACGCAGGATGATCTGATTAAGGTTCAGGACGAACTCAAAGCAGCCGGTACCCGCCTCTTCGACCTGGAGCAAAAGTTTGCAACCGGTGCCGAGAATCCGGGGGATAAGAAATCATTCTCTGAACGCGCCGCCGAAGAGCTGACCAAGTCCTGGAACGGCAGCAAAGGCAGCTTCGAAGCCAAAACCTTCAACAAATCGCTGGGCAGTGATGCTGGTTCCGCTGGTAGCCTGATTCAGCCAATGCAGGTGCCGGGCATTGTGATGCCGGGTCAGCGCCGTCTGACCATCCGTGACCTGCTGGCGCAGGGCCGTATTTCCAGCAACTCACTGGAATACGTGCGTGAAGAGGTTTTCACCAATAACGCCGATATTGTGGCGGAAAAGGCGCTGAAACCGGAATCGGATATCACATTCAGCAAACAGACTGCAAACGTTCGCACCATCGCGCACTGGGTGCAGGCATCACGTCAGGTGATGGACGATGCCCCGATGCTGCAGTCCTACGTGAACAACCGCTTGCTGTATGGCCTGGCGCTGAAAGAAGAAAACCAGATGCTGAACGGTGATGGCAGCGGAGACAACCTGGACGGTATCAACCATGTGGCGACTGCCTATGACACGTCCCTGAACCAAAGCGGTGACACTCGTGCTGACATTATCGCTCACGCCATTTATCAGGTGACCGAGTCAGAATTCAGCGCGTCGGGTATCATCCTGAATCCGCGCGACTGGCACAACATCGCGCTGCTGAAAGACAACGAAGGCCGCTATCTCTTCGGTGGCCCTCAGGCGTTTACCAGCAATGTCATGTGGGGTCTGCCAGTGGTTCCAACCAAGGCTCAGGTCACCGGTACCTTTACGGTGGGCGGCTTCGATATGGCGTCGCAGGTATGGGACCGCATGGATGCAACGATCGAGGTTAGCCGCGAAGACCGCGATAACTTCGTGAAAAACATGCTCACCATTCTTTGCGAAGAGCGTCTGGCGCTGGCGCACTACCGCCCGACAGCAATCATCAAAGGTACGTTTGCCGCTGCTGGCAGTTGATGGGGGAGGGCGGGTTATCCCGCCCTTTTAATTTTATGGCTATTGATGTCCTGTCTGTTGTGAGCATTGAGGAACTGAGGCAACACCTGGAGTTTGATTCCAATGACCGTGATGCGGTGATCAAACGTTGTGCCCAGGCAGCGCTTGAGCACTGTCTCACATGGTGTGATGAGCCGAACTGGAAGGAAGCTGATGATATTCCTGCCCCTGTTGTTTCGGCCATGCTGTTGATCACTGCTGATTTGTTTGAGCACCGCACGGCACAGAGCGACATTCAGCTTTACCAGAATCAGGCCGCAGAGAATCTTATGTTCCCGCATCGTAACTGGCGCGGCGTGGAAGGGGGCAGTTGATGGAGCCAGGACGTTTTCGCCACCGCGTGACGGTGCAGAATTCCCGGACAATCCGATCACCTTCCGGGCAACCCAAAGCAGAATGGTATGACGCGGCAGTCAGCGTTCCCGCTGAAACAAAAGCTATAAGTGGCCGTGAGCTGGTGGCGAGTGGGGCGGCGAAAGCAGAGGCGACTATTCGCGTCTGGATGCGATACCGGGCTGATGTAACAGCCGCGTCCCGGCTGGTGGTTTTGAACGGGCCATTTAAGGGGCTGACACTGGAGGTTGTGGGGCCACCGATACCTGATGCGAAATCGACCCGGCTGGAAATACTGTGCAAACAGGGGGTGGTATCGTGATTGACCATAAACTGGATTTTTCCGGCCTGCTGGATATCTCCCGCGATATGGAATTGCTCAGCAAGGCAGAGAACAAAAAGGTTTTGCGTGACGGCACACGGGCCGGAGCAGAAGTGCTTAAAGAGGAAGTGATTAAACGTGCACCGGAGCGTACCGGGAAACTGAAACGCAACGTTGTCGTGGTCACGAAGCGGGGCAGCAGAAATGCGATCTCGTCCGGCGTGCATATTCGTGGTGTTAACCCTGAAACGGGAAACAGCGACAACACCATGAAAGCCAGTAACCGGCGCAACGCGTTTTACTGGCGTTTCGTTGAGTTAGGCACGTCGAACATGCCCCCACATCCTTTTGTGCGTCCTGCGTTTGATGCGCGGCAGGAAGAGGCGACCCGTGCTGTGATCGCCAGGATGAATCAGGCGATAGATGAGGTGCTGTCAAAATGACAGAGGCGACGATTTATGCGCTGATCGGTGCACTGGCAGACGGTCAGGTTTATCCGTATGTGGTACCGCTGAATGCGCAGGGTGAGCCTGCCGTCAGTCCCCCCTGGATTGTCTTCTCGCTGCCGACTGACGCAATGGCTGATGTGCTCTGCGGGCAGGCTGAATCCACTGTTTCGGTTCAGGTGGATGTGTACTCGCTCGATCTGGATGAGGCCCGCGAAATTCGTGATCAGGCACTTGCCAGCCTGTCTGTACTTGGGCTGGAAAACATCAACAAGTTTCCACTGTATGAACCGGAGACCCGTCTTCACCGCGCCTCGCTTGAGGCATCTGTGATTGTCTGAACCGTCACGCATCATTAATCCAATAACCCGCTCCGGCGGGTTTTTTTACATCTGGAGCAAACATGACCAGTAAGTATGAAAAAACAAAGGGCACGCAGATCGGTATCTCGAACGCCCCCGTCACAGAAGACGATTTTAAGGCTGCAGGTTTCCCGACGGCAGGCGTGACGTTCCTTGAGGCTGAGTGCGCCACGAAGGAAATCAGCTACACAGGCGGCCAGAAAAGTGACATCGATGTCACCACGCTTTGCTCCACCGAGCAGGAGCAGACCAACGGTCTGGCGGCTCCGGCAGAAATGTCCATTTCCCGTAACTGGGTCGGTGATGAAGCCGCGCAACTGGCCCTGCAGACGGCATATGAAAATGACGAGCTGCGGGCGCTGAAAGTCGTTTTCCCCTCCGGTAACGGTTTTTATGTGCTGGTTGAGGTCCGTCAGAGTAGCTGGTCTGCAGCGACATCCCAGGTCGTTGGCGCAACCTATTCACTGCGCGTGAAAGGCAAGCCGAAACGCATTGTAGCCTCCGGTTCTTAAGCGCCTGCGGGCGCTTTTTCCCCCTCCATTTGATACACAGAGAGTATAAAAATGTCCTTACGTGAACTGGCACTTGCGCCTGATCTGGCTTTCCGCACAAAAATCATCACCGTTCCTGAATGGAAAAATGCAACGGTCACCCTTCGCGAGCCGTCAGGTGATGCCTGGGTTAAGTTTCGTGAATTTCTCACCCCGCCGGAACTTGGAGATGGTGAGGAAGCTCCGAAGCTGACTGCTGCGCAGGAATTTATCCGCAATAAAGAGGCGGACACGATCCTCTTCGTTGATGTTCTTCGCGATGAAGCAGGCGAGCGTGTTTTTTCTGATGATGATATCGGTACAGTCGCAGAAGTTTATGGACAGGTGCATAAACGTCTCCTGAATGTGGCTCTGGCGCTGGGTGTGGATCAGGATCAGGCCGAAAAAAAGTAAAGCAACCCCTTACATTCTTTCTCATGACGCTGGCGCTCCGACTGGGGCGCACACTCCATGAACTTCGAAGCACCCTGACGGCCAGTGAGCTGAAAATGTGGATTGCCTATGACCGGGTTAGTCCGATTGGTGACTGGCGCGGTGATGTTCAGGCAGCCCAGATATCGGCGGCAGCATTCAATGCCCAGGGCGGTAAAGCAAATCTGGCTGACCTGCTGCTGAAATGGGGCGGTGATGGAGAGGGAGAGGAAGACACCTCCGAGCTTGAAAAATGGATGTCTGATCTTTAATTGACGATGAAATCCAGCGGTGCTATTGAGAGGTGAAATAGAATTGAATAATGCAACTTCAAAGCAGTGATCTTTTCATCAATAAATGATAAAAACACAAAAAAAATCAACTGTGTGTTTTGCTGATGGAGAGATAAATTGATAAAAAAATGTATATTGCTTTCTGTTGCGGGCTTGCTGAGCATTCAGGCTCATTCATATAGTAAGTTACCCGCTCCCGTTGTGCGCAAACTTGAAGCTATGGATTCTGTTAAGAAATTGAATTGCGATGAGTTCGAGGGCTTTGTTTTTAGCAAAATTGACTATGCTAAATTAGAAGTGAAGGGTTCATTTTTTAAAGACACTCCCGTTATAAATGGTAGTTCGACGATCTGTTTTTTAGATCATGACTTCGATGATACGACAAAGCCAGTATTGAGTGTTGTTGAAAGAGGGATTGTGGAAGGGGTTAATTTTAGTCTATCTCGATGGGGAGGGTCAGGTTCAGTGGGTGGTGAATACCTCTCTCCAGCATCTTGGAATTTAGGGTGTAGCACTGACGCAATGACTGACGATGTCACCTGTTATATATTTCAGAAAGGGTTTTATATTTACCGCAGTAAAAATGGATATTCAGTGATTATAGGTAGTGAGCATTTCCCACAAACAACATCCTTCTTGAGGATTAATAAAGATGCGCCAATAGAGTCTCAATTTAACGGTGTGTATTCCAATGACACCTCTAAAAATATATTGGTTAAGTTAGGAAGTGCTACAGCCGTCACAATAAGATTTACTAAATGGCCGAACATAAATCCTTTAGATGAAGTAGTTGATATGACATCTTTCAATGCTGCAAAATTTATGCTTGATAGAATATATGAAAATCATATTTAGGATTTCGTAGATACATAAACAAAAACTCACTTTAAGTGGGTTTTTTTATGGGTGAAATATGGCTACGCTTCGCGAACTCATCATTAAAGTTTCGGCTGATTCTGGGTCATTTCAGCGTGAAATTGCTCGCGCCTCACGAATGGGACAGGACTATTACAAAACAATGGAGCAGGGCGGCAAGCAGGCGGCAGCCGTCACCCGTGAAACGCAAAGATCGATTGCTGCGCTGAATGCCGAGCTGGTCAGTGTTAAATCTACGGCGACGGGTCTGGCCGGCGCGTTTGCCGGGGCATTTGCCACGCATCAGCTTATTCAGTATGCCGATACCTGGAACCAGTTAAGCGGCCGTTTACGACTGGCCTCCACTGGCGCGGAAGATTTTGCAGCGGCGCAGCGCACGTTAATGGACATCAGCCAGCGTACCGGCACATCGTTTGAGGCCAACGCAACGCTGTATGCCCGAATAGCGTCTTCATTGCGTGATGCCGGTTATGCCTCCAGTGATGTGGCAAAAGTCACTGAGACGGTCGCCACTTCGCTGAAATTGTCCGGTGCCAGCACCGAAGAAGCCAGTTCTGTTATCACGCAACTGAGCCAGGCGCTTGGCTCCGGCGTTCTGCGCGGCGAAGAGTTTAACGCCATCATGGAGAACGGCGGGCGTCTGGCAAAACTGCTGGCTGACGGCATGAAAACGACCGTTGGCGGGCTGCGCAATATGGCGCAAAACGGGCAGCTTACCACCGATAAAATCGTCCCTCTTCTGACTAATGTCGAACTGCTGCGTAAAGAGTTTGACACCCTGCCAGCTTCCATTAGTGGTTCATCACAAAAAGTAGAAAACGCCTTCATGGCGTGGGTTGGTGGTGCTAACAATGCCCTTGGCGCTTCGTCTGCCCTTGCTGGTGGGCTGGACAGCCTTGCGGATAATATCGGCGAGATAGCCGCTGTGGCAGGTGTTCTCGCTGCTGTGGGTGGCAGTCGCATGTTCGGGAGCATGATTAATGGTGCCACCAGTGCAACGGCAAAACTCATAGAGACAAGAAAAGACGCTATCGCTCTGGCTGATGCGCAGGCCTACGCCGCAACACAGGCACAGCGTAAAGCTGTAGCGAACGCCAGCGCCGCAACGTCCGCCTATAACCTTGCGGTCGCCGAAGCGAATGTGGCAAAAGGTTCAAACGCGTCAGCGCTGACTGCCGATAACGTCATCAAAAAACGCAGAGAAATGGTTGCTGCGAACGCCCAACTTGTTCTTTCAAACCGGGCCGTGACCGCCTCTCAGGAATCGTTAAGCCGTGCCACGTCTGTGATGGGATTAATGATCAGCGGCGGCAGAAGCCTGTTGTCTTTGGTTGGCGGCATCCCCGGCCTGCTGACGCTGGTTGCCGGGGGCTGGTACACAGCGTACCAGTATCAGGAACAGGCCCGTCAGTCTGCCCAGGATTATGCCCAGCAGATTGATCAGATCAGGGACAAAACATCGAAGATGTCGCTGGGCGACGCCGACAGTAACAGGGGAAAAACGGTCGATGCACTGGTAGAGCAAAACCGCCTGATCGAGGAACAGGCTGGAAAGGTTACCGCACTCAAAGCGCAGATAGATGACCTGAACGCCGCGAGGGGAAAGCCAGGCGTTACCAGCGAAAATGATGCAAATATCGTTAAATCGCTGGGTATCCTGACCGACCAGTTAACGGTGGAAGAGAACAAACTTAATCAGTTACGTGACCGTTCTCATGTCATTCAGAAAGCCCTTGCGGAGATAGAAACAAGACGAAACGACCTAATCCGCGAGCAAGCCTGGAGACAAAACGAGGCTTATTATTCGCTTTTGAATATGACAGGTGCCCACTCTGAATTTAACAGACTCATAAGCCTGGGCAACACACTTCTCTCTGCGCGCAACAGCCTTGTTCAGGTGCCAATGGCATTGCCACAGGCGAGCGTGTCCGACAAAGATGCTAAAGCGCTGCTCAATAAGCAACGCCAGGCTGAACTGGCCGGGTTAACTGGCATTGCTAAGGTCAATCGGCAGGTTGATTTTGACCTGCAGGATATGGGGCGTTCTGGTCCGGATAACTCCGATTTTGCCAAGCGGTGGCGTCAGGCTGCGGTTGATGACTATAACAACACGCAGAACGTGGCAGCAGCACAGAAAGCAAAAGCAGACGCCACCAGGGAAGCTGAAAAGGCTGACCGTGATGCCGCTTCGCAGGCTCAAAGGTATGCCAGCAAAATAGAAGACCTTACTATTGCGACCGAGGTTCAGAAGGTTCGCGCCAGTGAGGGTGAAAAAGCGGCTGATTTGTACGCGGCTGCTCACCAGAGTGGCATCAAATGGACCGCTGAACAGACTGACGAAATTCGTAAGCAGGCCGCAGAACTGGCACGCTGGACGTCACGGGCTGACGATAATGTCAAAAAACAGCGTGATCAGGCTGAGGCACTGAAACAGCTTACCGAAGCGGCGCGGAAATTCAGGGATGAAGCGACGGCGGCTACGGATACCGCAGGAATGAGCGACAGGCAGCGGCAACGATTTGAAGAAACCCAGCAGGTCGAACGCCAGTTTGATAAAACCGACAAAGGCGCTGCCGCCATCGCCGCGCGAAGTGCCGCGTTGACTGAGCTTGATAACAAGTACAGGGCTATCGCAGCATCAGAAGCCGACTGGCGTAATGGTGTATCGCGTGGTTATGAAAACTGGCTACAGAACACAATGGACATCGCCGGGACTGTTTCACAGGGAGTTACCACCACAATGGATAGTGCTATGGATAATGTGGCATCTATGCTGGTTCGTGGTAAAGCGGACTGGAGGTCATGGGGGCTGTCGGCGCTGGAAATGATCGCCAAAGTCTCCCTGCAAATGGCGGCCGTAAGTGCACTGAGCGGCGGCTCATCGTCATCATTCGGTGGCTTGCTGGGGACCGTTGTCAGTGGCGTCAGTAGCTATTTCGGAGGTTCGGCGGCATCAAGTGGTGGCTCGGTCAATGTAGCGGCGCTGCAGGGTTATGCCGACAAAGTCCAGTTTTTCGCCCAGGGTGGTGTCCAGGATTCGCCGTCCCTGAGTGCATACAGTAACGGCGTTTACAACACGCCGCAGATGTTTGCGTTTGCGCAGGGAGCTGGCATCTTCGCCGAAGCGGGACCGGAAGCCATTATGCCACTGACGCGCGCGTCTGATGGTTCACTGGGGGTGCGTGCTGTCAGCTCTGGTGTGAACAGTACCAGTGGCAACGCTACGAATATTCATGTCGAGGCTCCAGTGAGTATTTATCAGAATTCCGCAGGGAGTGGGGGTAACGCCTCTGATACAAGCGCTATTTCCAGTCAGTTACAGTCTATTATTCAACTCACCATTACCGACAGGTTAAGAAAAGAAATTACGCCTGGCGGGATTCTGTACCGAAGCTAAGCCCTCGCGAACGACGGGTAGGGTATCTCTATGGCAATTGAAACATTTATCTGGCCTGTGCGCACGGGGGCCACTGAAAGCATAAATATTGCAACGCAGGAAATTCAGTTCGGGGATGGTTATAAGCAGGTTGCTGGTGTTGGAATAAACGAGGATAACGCGACATGGGAACTTAGCTGTAACGGAAAATTATCTGATATGGCAGTTATTCGCGCATTTCTTAAATTCCATGTCACTAAATCATTCTGGTGGTCTAATCCGTGGGGAGAGAGAAAACTTTACAGAGTAAAACGGGATTCAATAAAACCTGTTTTTACGAATGGAGATTTTGCGGAAATAAGTTTTGTATTTGAACAGGCTTATGCACCTTAGCGGTATTTTTCTGCCAATAGATAACGTAACTGGAGTTGTTAATGAGTTTTACTCAGGATATTCAACAACTGGAACCCGGAAATATAGTTCAGTTAATTGAAATCGACGGTACGGCATTTGGTATGGAAACTGTATTACGATTTCATGCCTTTAATATTTCAGATAATAACTGGAATGCCTTTGCTGGTGAAAATCTGCCAGCAATAATCTGGCAGGGGAATCAGTACGATCCTTATCCTTATGCGCTGAAAGGGGTGGAGCTTTCAAGTACCGGTTCGCAGCCTACGCCGACGCTCTCTGTCGGTAATATTGGTAACTACGTAACCGCGCTATGCCTTGAATATGACGATCTGGTCAAGGCAAAGGTAAAGATCCACACCACGCTGGTTAAATATCTGGATGCGGCTAACTGGGTTTCCGGGAACCCTGCCGCTAACCCGAACGAAGAGCGGGTGCAGGTGTTTTATGTTAATGCCAAAAAAGCCGAGAACAGAGCTCAGGTTGATTTTGAACTCTGCTCACCTTTCGATATACAGAGCCTGCAGTTGCCATCCCGGCAGATAACCCCTGTCTGTACCTGGTGCCTCCGTGGGCTGTACCGGAGTGGAACGGGGTGTGATTACGCCGGAACGCTGTATTTTCTGAAAGATGGCACCCCGACAACCAATCCCGCGCTGGATGTATGTGGAGGACGACTCCCTGACTGTGAGGCGCGTTTTGGGCCCGGAAATCCTCTGCCGTTTGGCGGGTTTCCGGCGGCAAACCTGCAGGGTAAATAATATGCGCGAAAAACTGATGGCGGCTATTCGCGAACATGCCGCTGCGGAATATCCCCGTGAATGCTGCGGCGTCGTCGTTCAGGCAGGACGAAAACAACGTTATATTCGTTGTGAAAATATCTCTGATAAACCAGAAGAACATTTCACCCTCTCGCCAGCCGATTATTTAAATGCCGAAAAGGAGGGTGAGATTATTATGGTTGTTCATTCGCACCCGGATGTGGCTCAGTTAATCCCCTCAGAGACTGACCGTATTCAGTGTGATCACTCGGGGCTGGAATGGGGCATTATTTCATGGCCGGACGGTGACTGGTGTACATTTTCACCGCGCGAAAATCGTGACTACACCGGACGATCCTGGGTACTCGGTCACGCGGATTGCTGGGCGCTAATCCGTGAATACTATCGTCGCGAGTTTGATCTTTCTCTCGGTGATTACTCTGTCCCTCGTGAGTGGTGGAATAACGGCGAAAACCTGTACGATGATAACTGGCAGTCAGAGGGATTTATTCAGGTTGAATTAAATCAGATGCAACCCGGCGACATTATTATGATGCAGATCAGCGCACCCGTAACCAACCATGCCGCCATCTGGTTAGGTAACAATATTATTCTTCATCATTCTTCCGGCAATCTTTCTGCCCGCGTTCCCTACGGTCAGTATTATCGTGAGCGTACAGTCAGAATTGTCAGGCATAAGGAACTCATGAAATGCTGAAAACGCTGACGCTTAAAGGTGTGGCCGCAAAGAAATTTGGCAGGATTCATCGCTTTCACGTTGCTGATATTCGCGAAATGCTTCGGGCCATGTGTTCACAGGTGCCGGGATTCAAAAAATACATGTCCAATGCGCATCACAGCGGCGTGCGCTTCGCCTTTTTTCGGGATGGTGAAAATATTGGGGTGGAAGAGTTTGAACTCACGTCCACGGCCAGCGAATTTACCATGATGCCTGTTATTGAAGGTGCCAAGCAGGGCGGTGTTCTCCAGATTGTTATTGGTGCGGTGGCGCTGGTCGCGGCTTTTTTCACTGCAGGTGCTTCCTTTGCTGCATGGGCTGGCGCGGCTGGAATGAGTGCAGCCGCTATCGCAGGAACGACAACAGCATTAACCGGACTTGGAATATCTATGATGCTGGGCGGCGTGGTGCAGATGCTGACACCTCAGCCCAAAATTAATATCGGCGCCAGCAGTAGTACAGACAATAAACCCAATTACGCCTTCGGTGCACCTGTGAATACGGTGGCGATGGGTTACCCGGTTCCGCTGCTCTATGGGCAACGTGAAATTGGCGGGGCAATCATCAGTGCCGGGTTGTTCTCCAGCGATCAGCAATAATAAGGCTGTTGCCAGCCTTTGTGGAGGTATTAAATGTCAAATATTTTGGATATCATAGAATTATTACCATTACGGAAAGGTGGGGCTATTTCCTTCGGAGAGAGCCCTGTTCAATCTTTTTGTGGATTCAAAGATGCTGTCGAACGTAGTGTTGAGCGCCTCCCAGACCTCGGCATCACCATTCCCATACGCATTGAAGACCAGCCGGATTCTGTAACCATTTCCTTGGTCAGCAGGCAATGTGATGTAATCTGTAGGCGCGAGTTGGATATCGATAAGGGCATTGAAGAAATCGGGCCTTTCTACCTGCAAATACAGCGATGACATTCTCATGATCCAGGTCATAATGTCTTTGCGGCAATTATATTGATGATCTCTGAGAAAAAACTCGACTCTACCATCAATTTTATGGGTGAACTTGAATAACGAATCTGTATTAGTTATTACGTTCTCTCTTAATGCACAATCATTCGTTTCAAAAGCTGATTCAGAGCCATTCACCCATTTAAGTAGCGAATAGAAGGTCAAAACGGCCTCTCGGTCCTCGTGAGGTTTAAAATCTTCTAGAACTTCAGTTATTAGCTCCGGGTTCTTAATAAAATTTGAGTAAAAACCGCCTCTTTCATTGTAAGCAGTTTTTCCCCACGGATGTGTCCGTCGGTCTTCCTCTAGGTCCCTTAACGGGTCAAAATTGATAAGCATTACATTCCCTTTGTCAGAGGTAATCAGCCATCCCTCCTTCCTCGGGTGCGCCAGCGTCCCACCGCTGACGGGCTGAGTCCTCACCATATCCAGGCTATTGGATATATCCCATCCTGATATTTGAACAGTGTTTAACCTGGCCGCCGCGTGCGGCCTTCTTTTTGGGTGCAATATGGCAAACAAGAACATTCAGGGCCGGAAGGGTGGCGGCGGCAGTTCACACACGCCTGTTGAATCACCGGATGACCTGCTGTCGACCGCAAAATTAAAAATGCTGCTGGCTATTGCCGAAGGCGAAATTCAGGGCGAACTGACGGCACAACAAATTTTCCTCAATGATACAGCGCTGGCTAACGCTGACGGCAGTTACAATTTCTCCGGTGTTGTCTGGGACTGGCGGCGTGGAACGCAGGATCAGACGTACATACCAGGGATGCCAGAGATTGATAATGAGCTGGCCGTAGGCGTGACGGTCACGCAGTCTGTACCCTGGACCCGCCAGTTTACAAACCTGACACTGGACGCAGTTCGCATCAAATTGTCTCTCCCCGTCCAGTACCAGTACAAAGACAATGGCGACATGGTCGGAACCGTGACGGCTTACGCAATTGATTTGTCCACTGACGGTGGCGCCTATCAGACTGTGGTTGATGCGACGTTTGACGGTAAAACCACCTCTGAATACCAGCGCGATCACCGTATTAATCTGCCAGAAGCCACCACCGGATGGACTGTTCGTGTCCGACGGATCACAGCGGATTCGGTTGGCAACTCAAAGTTAGCCAACGCGTTTAAGGTATTCTCGTTCGCAGAAGTTATCGACAGTAAACTCCGTTATCCGAATACCGCATTGCTCTATATCGAAGTTGATGCAAGCCACTTTAATGGGAGTGCCCCGAAGGTGACATGTGTCCCTCTGGGCCGCCGGATTCGTGTACCGTCAAACTATGATCCTGTTACCCGCGAAAGTTCCGGTGCGTGGGCTGGCGACTTCAAATGGGCATATAGCAACAACCCGGCATGGATTTTTTACGATCTGGTGCTGGATAAGATTTTCGGCATGGGCAACCGTGTGGATGCTTCCATGATTGATAAATGGGAGGTTTACGC